ACGCAGCTTTCAAACAGGGCTATGGGTGGGCCTTCACGGTTGAAGACTGCGCTGGTGGCTTCCATATCGATGCCGAACCAGATGGTTGATACTCGGATGTCGCCGATGTAGTCGTTAGCTACAAAGTGGTAGTTCTCGTCGCGGTGTAGGTTGGCGTACGTCCAGAGGTCGATGCGTTGGCCTTGGCGGTTGTAGTAGGCGGTGCCGTCTGCGGGGCGGTGGGCGCCTAGTGGTTCGTCTAGGGGTTTGGGTGTGTAGGGCTCGGTCATGAGGGTCGCGAGGCTATCAGCACGGTTCGTTGCAGGTTGGTGACGGGGCGTGACCTACTGGGGGTAGGCGGGTAGCTTGCCCCGCTTCGGGCGGTGCGGGCGGTTTGTATCCCCAACGATGGAGAAGGACTAGTGGAACGTCCTGTGGAAGGGCACGACTTCCGTGTCGAGGACGACCTAGTGCAGATGCTGCGCCGGCTGACGTGTGTTCGTTGCTGGGCGTCGTGTCTGTTCCCGTTGACGGTGTACGCCGAGGCGGAGACACGTCACTACGAGCTGGTGCATGTGTGTGTCCGTGTGGCGCTCCCGTGGACGGGAGGCACCGAGGAGCTGACCGAGTTCCTCAGTGGCGTTGTGAGGCATCTGAGGGGGGTTTCACGGCACGCCAGACGTGATGTTGGGGTGCGTGGTCAGGTGGCGTCGTTGATCCGAGCGGCTCATAGTTTGTTCTGAGACGCGCCGAACCCCCGCCCAGGGGGGAGGGCCACATGTGGTCCATAGGGCGGGGGTTCGACACGCTTGCGCTATACGGCCCAGTTCTCTCTATCGACTGCTCATGACGACCGAGGGTTTGCTGGACCTATGTTGGTGTTTGCGACGGTGGGTGTCCCCCACCCGCCAGGACAGGATTGACCAAAGCGGGTGGGGGATCCCGTCCCCGTCGCGTGCCCCATGTGGGTGGAGCTGCCCGACGTGAACATTGACCGCCGCTTTGAGTGACCGAAGCCACGAAGGTCGCTGCTCACGTCGAGCAAGGGAGACACTACTGAGCGTGGTCGGGCGAGTCAAGCACCCCCTCGGGAACGGGCGGAAGTTCCTGCGGCCAGAGATCGACGGGGCACTCCGCCGTGACCGTGAGCAGGGTGTCTTCGAACGGCTCGCCGTTCTCGAGCTTCTGGGCCAGCTGGTGGGCTGCGTCACCGAGAGCAGTCCCCTCGGACATGAGGGACAGGTCGAAGGCGTAGGCGGCGGCCGACTGCGGCTGGTTGTGGTAGATCGCCTCGTAGATCGGCGGGACCAGCTCGCAAGCCTCGTAGGTCGCTTGCAGCGCGGCCAGCTCGGCGTCGTCGGGCGACAAGGTTGTGCTGGTGGTCCCAGCAGGAGCCGTCACGTTCAACTCGCGGTCGTTGCCGCAAGCCAACAGGGATAGGACGAGCCCGCCAATCACTGCTGTTGTTCTGAGCATCAGGGCAAGCTAACAGCCGCACGGGGTCGCCTGGGCGACCCGCCCGCCGGCTGCGTGTACCCCACCCCCACAGGTGGGGTACCAGCTTCCCCCTGCTCGTTCGGGAACGTCCGTTGTCCGTTCCCTCACTCGCGTCCCCCTACATGTAAACGGTAACCGTCCACCCACTACCGACCTGCCCTGATGTCCTATTCTTCCTGGTCGTCCCCCTTTGTTACAGTTTCGTTACGATCGTGGTGGGCGTTGAACGCGTATACCACCAACGTCGCACAGGACATCGTTAGGACGACGATGGTTGCGCCCATGCTGATCATGGGGGCGATGAGTTCATCGCAAGCGATCATACCTTCGGCCCGTCCCCGAGTAGTCGCTGCAACTTTTCTTTGCGGTCAACAGCTCTGGCATCAATGTCAGAAAAGACGTAACCCAGCAGGCCAGCAAAGGCCAAGCCGTACCAGAGCGGTGCGCCCGCCAGAAAGTTGGCAACGCAAGCAATGACGATGGCGGCCGCTAGGCGCAGCACGCTCCGCCACCCGTCGCAGAACATTTGATTCAGGCTCATGGGGTGGACAGTGTAGCTCAGTTGGTAGATGCAACTACGCAACACAGGCCCCGAAACCCGTTGGCGCAAAGACGACTCAGGGCAACTCGTCATGCCCGACGCCCAATCCGACTACCTCGACTGGCTCATCACCGACGACAAGATGCCAGACACCGAGGCCGAATGGTGCCGCCTCCACGGAGTAGCGCGAGACACCGTCCGCAAATGGCGACAAGACCGACGCTTCAAAGAAGCATGGGAACGGCGCAGCGTCGAAAAGCACATCTCCCCCGACCGCCTACACAAAGTCATCGATGTCCTTTATCACTCAGCAGTCGGCACCGGCGACGTTGCTGCGGCTAAGCAGTATCTGCTTCACACGGAGAAGTACATGCCGCCGCGTGAGGTTAGGCGGGACGCGTCGGTTGCGCATCTGACTGATGCGGAGCTGGTGGCCGAGGTCGAGGGCATCCTTGCCGCAGGGTTCGGTCGCACGTGAGCGCCCCCGAGGACGCCACCCTCAGCGGGCAGGGGGCTGGTCGTCCTGCTGACCAGTGCGTTCCCCCGTCTTCGGGTGGCGCCCCTCAGGGCGGCGATTTGGTGGAAGCCCCCCCGCCCCCGTCAAGCAGGCTGCGGGAGGGCCTCCGAGACGAGAGCGTAGCACCGCTCTCGGGTACTAGTGGGGGGCGGGGGGTTACAGCCGGCTCGGCCGACGGCGGCGGTGCCCCCGCCCCCATGACGGACCCCCAGGCCCCGTCTGCGACCAGGGCGTCTGCGTCGGCTACAGAACGTAGCACCGTCTCAGGGGACCGTGCACGCCTGGAGGAGCTGCGGGCCGAAGCACTGTGGCGGTGGTACGCCCGCGATGAGGTGGCGTTCCTTGAGCGGGAGTGGTCGATCGCCACGCCCTCAACGGGCAGGCAGCTCTTTACCCTCAGGGATGCTCAGCGCTACGCGCTTAACCACTTCAACACGCACCGTTATTCCCTGACGCTTAAGGCTAGGCAGATTGGGTGGTCAACGCTGGTTGCTGCCCACGCGTTCCATTCGGCGTTCTTCGGTGAAGCCAGGGAGATCATCTTTCTCTCTCGTGGTGAGCGTGAAGCTACGCAGTTGATGACGAAGGTGAAGTATGGGTACAAGCATCTCCCCCAGTGGTTGCTCGATAAAGGGCCGAAGATTAGAGCTGACCACCAGCAAAGAATGCTTTTCGACAACGGGTCGAGCATTGTATCTATGCCTTCCGCCAGTGATCCTGCCCGAGGTTCCACGGCGTGGCTGGTGGTGGTGGATGAATGGGCGTTCTTACCCAATGCCGAAGAGGCGTGGGCGTCTATCGAGCCTGTTGCGGACATCGGGGGACGCATCATCGGTCTGAGTACCGCTAACGGTTCGGGTAACTTCTTCCATCAGCTGTGGGTGGATGCTGAGACGGGCAACAACAACTTTGCCACGATGTTCTTTCCGTGGTCAGCTAACGAGGATCGTGACGCCGACTGGTATGAGGCTAAGCGCTCGTCTATGTCGGATTGGCAGCTGTGGCAGGAGTACCCGACGAATAGCGATGAGGCGTTCGTGCGGTCGGGTAGGCCCTACTTTGACCTAAGCACGATTCAGCGTAGGTCGGCTGAGGTCAAGCAGCCGAAGCTGGGACACCTGGTGGACGTTCCGACCTAAGGGCATGGAAACGCTTCTCGCACATACCGACGACACCATGATCCCTGGCGGGTTCTGGTGGGTCATCATTGTCCTTATCGCTGTTGTCATTCTGCTCAAGGTGCTGGACCGCATCTAGCGATAGCCCTCGTGCCGCAGCACGATCGCATCACGTCCGTGCCATTCGTGCTCTAGCAGAAAATCGATCCACGCTTGGTTATCGCCGTTGAAGCAGATGTCATGCGGGTGGCTATAGATGCGGATGTCAGGACCATCTTCGCCACACTCATTGCATCGGACCGTCCAGTGAATACTCATGACAGGGCAGTATAGATGATCCGCTTCGAAGCGAACGAGGGCGGTAAGTCGCCCGTGCAAATATGGGTACTCCCCGACGCGCAGCACAGGTACTGCATGGGCGCTGACGTCGCTGAGGGCCTGGACCACGGGGACTACAGCGACGCCAGCGTGCTTGACGCTAACACTGGCGAGCTGGTCGCCAAGTGGCACGGCCATATCCCGCCTCGGGAGTTCGGCCATCAACTGGCGCTGCTCGGTCGCTTCTACAACAACGCTCTGATCGGGTGCGAGGCCAACAACCACGGGTTGTCGACCATCGACGCTTTGAGGGATTTGAAGTATCCGAGGCTGTACCGTCGCCGTTCGCTTGACTCGACGTCGAAGAAGGCGACGCTCAAGTGGGGTTGGTACACGAACAAGCAGACCAAGCCTTTGATGATTGACGGTTTGGATCAGGCGCTCAGAGACGATGCAATCATCGTGTATGACCGCAACACCTTCGGGGAACTGCGGACATACATCCGTGATGAGAAGGGCTATCTGCACGGCTCACCACACGACGACCGCGTGGTGAGCCTGGCTATTGCTGTGCAGATGTTGGACTACGTCAACTCAAGTGAGGTTGACGAGTTCCAGATCAAGGACGATCGTGGAACATTTGATTGGTGGTTGCGTCAGGCGAATGCGGCGGATGCGCCTGACATTCAGCCGATCGGCTACCACCAGCGACGCAACCTCTAGATGTCGTCGGTTCCCGTTAACAGCAGGAAACCGCCCGCTAGCTCGATGCCGACGGCCAACGCCCAATGGGTCAGGTCGTTCCAGGCCAGGAACACGGCGGCGCCAATCAGCAGAGCGCCGAGTGAGCGGAGTCCGTAGGTCAGTGCTCGTCGCATCGTGCGACTGTACTCACGGTGGCGTGATCTTGTAGCCCATCTGCCGCAACGTCTGGACCGCGATGCCCCTGGTTTCGGGATCGGCCACCAGGACTTCAACGTTCTCTTGGGCCTGTACCCGCAGCTGCCTGACGATGTCGTCCAGGCCATCGTGCGGGTGCATGATCCCTGGTTCGGGCAGGCCCCTGGCGGCGTTGGCGATGCGGTCCAGGTAGGCCAGCTGCTCGTCGAGGTCTTTCTCAGCCTTGACGAGAGCGTCGGACAGGATGGTCTTGCAGTTGGTCATGGCCGGCGAGCATACCGACCCCGTAGGTGGACATTGCGGACCCTCTAGTAGAGACGTCTCTACGCAACGGAGAACCGATGAAGTCGATGAACAAGGGTTCGTACAATTCGTCGGGGTCGGGTGCGAAGCCCAGCCTCGGCCTCAAGTCCTCGGCCAGCGGCTTTGCGCGGCCTGGGAAGCGGGCGGTCAAGAGCGCTGCCGCAGCTCCTGTTAGTTCTGCTAACGGTAAGATCGCTCGTCCTGGGTTCGCTCAGAAGGCGCCTAAGACAGCTGCTGGTCGAGGTTCTATCGCTCGCCCTGGTGGTGCTGAGAGCATCAGTGGGGGCAACGCATCTGCGGGGGCTAGCCGTCCGAAGACCACGGGGTGATCCCCTATGTCTACGGAGTGGCTGCACACTGAGTGTGTTGACGATCCTCACCCCTGCTTTGCGTGTAAGTCACGCTATTGGAAGCAGCATGGAATGAACCTTTCCATCCCTCAGGACTGGAATAACCGTCCGACTGTTAGGGAGATGGAGAAGGAAGCGATTTCTGACGCTAAGGCTACGGGTAGACCCTTCGAGCTCGCTGACGATAAGTACCGTTGGATGTAGGTAGGGATGCCTAGAGAGTCAAAGGCTAAGGCGCTTGAGCGGTACCGCGGTCTAGTTGATAACGCTATCCGTTTTCGGGATGAGCAAGGCTACGATGAGTTGTGGTGGCGGCTCATTGACATGTACCGCGGTAAGCAGGTTGTTGAGCTGACACCTGAGGACCGCATTACGGTCAACATTTCTTTCGGTACTATTAATGTGATCTTTCCTTCGGTGTCGGTGAACTATCCGAAGATCACTGTGTCACCGAATCAGCCTGAGGACGAAGACGTTGCTGTCATCGTGGAGCAGCTGATCAATTGGCAGTGGAAGCACTTTGGGTTTCAGCCCGAGTTCCGTGAGGCGGTCAAGGACTGGTTGGTCCTCGGTCATGGGTGGATCAAGGTCGGGTACGCCTTCAAGGAAGCTGCTGTCCCTCTGACGGGTGACGATCTTGAGGCGGAGTACGGTCGGCGGATCGAGGAGGCCGACGAGTACGCGGCTGCCTATCCCGAGATGGCTGGCGATCTGCCTACCGATGAAGAGATTCGTGCGGGTCTGACTACGTCGCAGATGGCGGTGGTGGTTGATCAGCCGTTTGTTGAGCGGGTGTCGCCGTTTGACATGTTCGTTGATCCTGCTGCTACTCGGTTGCAGGACGCTCGTTGGATTGCTCAGCGGATCGTTCGGCCGCTCAATGAGGTGAAGGCGGACAAGGACTACAAGAAGAGTGTTCGGGAATCTGTCAAGGCTGACATGCAGTCGTACACGCAACGTGACGACAAGATGTGGCGCCGCAAGGAGAACCTGAACAACCCCGACATGTCCTATTGCACTATTTGGGAATTCTATGACCTGGGTGCGCAGACGATGTGTGTATGGGCCGAGGGCGCCGATCAGTACCTGGTTGACGCTGAGCCGATGCAGTTCGCCTACGGGCATCCATTCGTGATGATTCGGAATTATGACATCCCCGAATACTTCTATCCGATGGGTGACCTTGAGAGCATCGAGTCGTTGCAGCAGGAGTTGAATAAGACTCGTTCGCAGATGATGCAGGCTCGTAAGAAGTTTGCTCGTAAGTACCTGTACAAGGAATCGGCGTTTGACAAGACGGGGCGGCAGGCCCTGGCGTCGGACATCGATAACACATTCGTTCCTGTGTCGGATGAGGGTTCACCTCTGCAAGAGACTGTTGTGCCTCTGCCACAGGTCCAGTTCCCACCTGAGATTTACAATCATTCGGAGATCGTCGAGCAGGACATCGCCACGGTCACGGGCGTTAGCGAGTATCAGCGGGGTCAAATCTCCGAGACTCGCCGTACCGCTACCGAGGCGGCGATCATCTCGGACTCGATTAGCGCTAGAGCGGCGGACAAGCTGGCTGTCGTTGAGACGACGTTGTCGCTTGTGGCTCGCCGTGTGGTTCAGGTGACCCAGCAGTTCACCACTGGGGATCAGGTGTTCCGTGTGGTTGGCGCTGACGGCGCGATGTTGTGGGTGCCGTGGAGCCGCGACGAGATCCAGGGTGAATTTGACTTTGAGGTCGAGGCTGGTTCTACCCAGCCGCTGAATGAGACGGTGCGCCGGCAGACTGCTGTTGCGGTCAGTCAGGCGCTGGCGCCGTTTATTCAGATGGGTGTGGTTAACCCTCAGTCGATGGTCCGTTACCTGTTGCAGTTCGGGTTTGGGATTAGGGATGCGAACAAGTTCTTGATGCAGCCCGATCCGATGATGATGGGCATGGGTGGTGCCCCTCCGCCTGGCGCTCCGCCTGGGGTTGGTGGCGGGCAGGGGCCGCCCATGGGTGACGGCTATATCGATCAAGAGACTGGCAATACCGCCAACCAGGAGCTTGAGCAGCAGGCGATGATTCCGCCTGAGCTGCTCAATCAGCTTGCTGGGCAGGTGGGCCTGGGGATGTCGGGATGAGCATTAACACTCAAGAGGCGCTGGCGCGCCATTACGCCGATTACGGGGATATCACTTGCGGGTGGGTGCCAACCGATGCGGTGGGCACTGATGCGTGGACGCCGTATGACATGCGGTGGGTTGCGACGACTGACTCGGACCCCGTCACTGTTACTAACTCCACCGAGGTTGATGCTGGCTCGGGTATCCGAGTCATGAAGTCCACGGCGAGCGCTAGCGGTACTGGCTCCCATCGAGAGTGGATGCTGCGCTCGGACAAGAACTATGTGCAGTCGGAGATTCGTTCCGTCATTTTCGGGCATGGTACGTGGGCGGACTCCGACAACATGACCCAGCAGGGTCATGTTCATCGTGCGCAGCGGCACGGCTCTGACCGTATGCGGGCGTTCGTGGCGTGGCACGATGCGTTTGTTGGTCTTCCGTCGTTGATCAACGTTGGCTTGTGGAATGCCAGGTTCAACGCTGACGATCTCAAGCTCCACAGCAAGAACGCTGCACTGACGCTCTCCCCTGTCAAACGTCATCCTGTGACGTACTCGAATCGGGCTGGCAACGTTGTCACTGCTCACGTCCCGTCAGAGCACGGCCTCGATGTCAACTCGCACATCGATATAGTTCTGCCGACTGGGGATCTTGGTGCAACGAATGTCGCTGTTACGGGTGTCAACGGGTCAGTCATCACGTATACCGATAACGGGGCAGACGGGGCAGGGGGTGGGGGGTATGTGCAGAAGCACAGCAGCACCAATCCCTACGGGCCGCTCAGCACGTTCCCGTTCATCATGGCGTCGCGCTTGCTTGGTAACAACATGTTGCAGGCGAAGATTTGGCGGCTGGGCGACGCTGAACCTGCTTGGTCCGCCGGCGTGTCCTATGTGGCTGGGGAGCTGACGGGTCAAGAGGCGCTGACACCTTTTGATCCTGAGTCGGTGCCGAGCGGGCCTGGTGTTAGCGGTTTGCTTGTGGCTCACCTCAACGACTCAGAGGCTGTCCGTTACGGCAACCCGCAGATGCGGGAGCTTTCGCTCTGAAGTCCTGGTGGACAGTTTGCCTCTCCTAGTAGAGAGCAACCATCTACTTGGACTCGGAGACTATGGAAGTAATCGATACCGAGGCTCCTAGCGGAACCCCCGACGAGGGTGGCAATCCGACTGAGCCTGTTGAGGCAGCTACAGATACTAACCCGACGGCCGAACAGCTCGACTTGAGTCAGTTCGATAACCATGTGGTGAAGATCACGGTAGACGGCAAGGAAGAACTTGTCCCTGCCAAAGAGCTGCCGAGTATGGCTATGCGTCAGAAGGACTACACCCGAAAGACGCAGGAACTAGCCGAACTGCGTAAGCGTTTGCAGAACGCTGAGGCTTTGGCTGAGGCCCTGGACAACGACCCTGTCAGTACTTTGAAGGCTCTCAACGAGGTCTATCAGACGGCCCCGAACGATGACCCTAAGTGGGATGACATGGACCCCCAGGAGCAGCGGGTCGTAAGACTTGAGCAAGAGCTGCAAGGGATGCGTGCGCAGGCAGTCCGACAGGAAATTGAGAACGAGTTCAGTCAGCTTGAGGAAGCTTACGGGGACATTGACCGCAACGAAGTGCGCAACTTCGCTATTCGGAACGGTCTGAGAGTTACCGACGCCTACAGGATCATGAACTTCGACAACGTGCGGGCTGAACAGCGCCGTCTTGCCGAAGAGGTCAAGGTCGTGGATAGCAAGCGTCAGCTTCCGCAGTCGCAAGGGGGCACCCAGCGGGGTGCGGTTACGCCTGCGACGAAGGGCAAGATGCTGGATATTCGTGAGTCCTATCAGGCTGCACTCAAACAGGCGGGACAGTAAGTCCCATAATTTGCAGCTAGGAGTTACGCGAGATGGCTCTGCCTCTTGATACCATTCTCGCTACCACGCTTGCGAACTACCTGCCCAAGCTTGAGGATAACATTTTCAGCGCACGACCGCTGGTGTTTTTCCTCAAGGAAGCGGGCCAGGTTCGCACCATTAGTGGTGGCGCCCGAATTCAGCTTCCCCTCATCTATGCCGTTAATAGCACGGCCGGCTCGTACGCTGGTTATGACGCTATTCCGACCACGCCTCAGGATGGCATTGGTGCGGCCGGCTATGACTGGAAGCAATACGCCGTTAGCATTTCGATCTCTGGTATCGAAGAGGCTAAGAACAACGGCGAAGAGGAAGTCATCGACCTGCTTGAGGCAAAGATCATGCAGGCCGAAGAGACTACCTATGAGAAGATGGACCAAATGTTCTTCGGCGATGGCACGGGGAACGGCGGTAAGGACTGGAACGGCCTCGGTAATCTGGTTAACCAAAATACCACGACCGTTGGCGATATCGATCCTGCTGCGCAGACTTGGTGGCAGTCCTATCGTGAGACTACGGCCGAGGTGCTGGGTCTTGCCAAGATGACTACTGCTTATAACACGGTGTCGGTTGGTAATGATCGCCCGAATGCGATTATCACCACTCAGACCCTGTTTGAGAAGTACGAGTCACTGTTGCAGCCTCAGCTTCGTTTCAGCGATTCGAAGACTGCTGATGCTGGTTTCCAGAACTTGCTGTTTAAGGGTACGCCGATCACGTATGACACTTATGTGGGTACGGGTATTATGTATTTTCTGAATACCAAGTACCTTCGGCTCACGGGTCATAAGGATGTCTGGTGGAAGCCGACTCCCTTTGTCCGCCCCGAAAATCAGGACGCTCGCTATGCGCAGATCCTGACCTACGGCAACCTGTGTGTCAGCAACCGTAAGCGTCAGGGCGTCCTGACCGCTAAGACGGCTTAGGAGCACCGATGTCTGACGTTAGTAAGAGCCCTACCCATTGGCTTGAGAGCATTGTCCTCGGTGATCCTGCGGCCGTTGCGCTGCTCACCGACAACACGGGTGGTACGGCTTCGTCCACTCTGGCCGATGTCCCTGCCGCCTATACCGAGGCGACGTTGGCTAACCAGCTTGCGAGCCTCGCTGCCAAGATCAACGCGATCTTGGGAGTGATGCACACCTACAACATGCTGGACGCCAGCTAATCCCCGTTCGGGAGCTGCGGGCGGGGGGACGCTCGGTTTCCTCGCCCGCTTTTGTTGAAAGGAATCTTCTGAATGGGTGCAGTAGCTTTCACCAAGGCCGCCGCTGGCGACCTCCACATGCTGGGCCGTTCGCCCGTCAACGTGATTGATAACAAGCGTGTCGTGGCTGGCACGTTGGTTTTCAGCTCTAGTTATGCGACGGGTGGCGACACCCTTGATCTCAAGACCACGGGCCTGACCGAGGTGACCAGCCTTCTGGTTGAGGGCGTGTTCATGCTTGGTTTCGGCAACACGGGCGGTCTGAGCATTGTTCTGCGGGGCACGAAGAACGCGCCGCTGATCCAGGCGTTTGACACCAACGGCGCCG